CCACGTCTTTGATCTTATCAACCGCGCTGGCCACTGATGCGGCAATCGCCGGGGCCGCCGCCAGCATCAGCTTATCGCCAACCGCATAGCCATCGACCCAGTAACTATTTACGCAATATTCTGACATCGTTTTTCCTCTACATTGCCAAGATCACCGCGACGATGATCAGTACTACTAAGATCCCGATAAACACGCTGATGCCAACCGTTGCGGCATCTTCAACGACTTGCTGGGTTTCTTCTTTTTTCCGTTTACGCGCGGCCGCCAACGCCTTTTGCTCAAGCAATTGGTCTTGCTGCACTTGCAGGATCCGCTGCCAGGCGTGATATCCAAATCTGGCGATAATTAATTCTTGCGCAATTTTTAGATCTTCTTTTGCGGTTTCCTCGGCGATCACAATTTGAGTTGCTGATTGCCCGGTTGCCTTCGCCTTGCGCTTGTCCCTCGCAATGTCTTGCTGGCCCTGAAACAGATTATCGATGTCAGTCGCGATTTCGCTGACATCTTTACAGCTTGCGATCGTGCCTTTGATGGCATCGATGCTGGCTTTTATGAGCGCCGCTCCGGCGAGGATTTCTGCTACCATACAGCACCGCCAATCACTGGCCAGCCAGGATGGATGACAGCAATCCAATAATGGCCGCCGCGCTTGCCAGCATGATCATTTCGATGCGTTTTAATCGAAGGAATAGTTCCTTGAATTGCAGCCTGGTGGTCTCTTCTAGGACACTGACACGGGCGTTGAGATCTTTGTCTTGCATGTAATTAACTTGGTGCCACTGGCCAGTTGACCGTTTCGGGGAAAAATTCTTGCGCTGGCAAATCCCGCAGGGCTTGTCGGTACGTGCGCCATTCGTCAGGCACATGGTCAGGCCAAACCTTGTCATCACATCTTGCAAGCAGTTCATCACGATATAGTCTTACTGCTTCAGCGCCATCGCCATCAAATGGTAGATCAGTCATCATTACGTTTATCATAATATTTATCCTACAGTGAAACAGCGCGGAGGTATATTTGGGTTGAACTAATAGCTATGCCAACTGGATCAGTATCCGTTGCAACTAACGAGGCTGAAGTTGTTGGTATTCCATATTGGCTCCCAGCAGACAAACTGCTCTGGTTGGCATTAACTCCCCCAATAATTGTAACTTTACCCGTTGCGCCATTGGAAATGCCTTCCGCAGCTACGCCTACATATGATGGCCTACCACTACTAAGTGCTACAACTTGATCCTCGGCTGAGTCAGCAACATCAAGTTTAGAAACTCCTAAAACAGTTTGATCTGTATCTGGGTCATAAATTAATCCAGTTATTCCTTTAGATTTGCTAACAACAACCTCCGCACCGAGCGTTAAGGTGGAGCCGCTAAATGTACCGGGTGTAGCACACGCTCCACTTGGTTTCCCAGACACTGGGTTAGTAGAATATGCAAATATAAGTCCGTTGGTGTCTGGGTTAACCGCAGCTTGTATATGGCCTTGAGGGTAGCCTTGATCTGAAAGAGTACTGGTGAAGGGAACTGCCGTTTCTGAACTCGCTGATAAGTTCGTACCGCTTATTGTGAGAAGTTGAAATTTAGGCGCATTTCCGCTTCCATGATATATATACACTGTTTTGTTTATAGATGGATCATATACAATAGTGCCGTTATACGCCCCAGACGCCATACCGATTTCTGAACTCGCCGAAACGCTTGTGCCACTAATCGTCAACACTTGTGCGTAATAGTCGGTGGAATTGAGAGCATACAGCCATACAAATTTGTTTGCGGTCGTATCAAATGATAAAGACCCCGGTCTTGCATACATCCCAGAGTCTCCAAGATTGTTTTCTGTCCCAAGACTAATGTTGGTGCCGCTTATTGTACCAACCCGCAATCTGGCATAGCCTCCGTTACCAGCGTTAACAAAAACAACTTTATTTGCGTTTGAGTCATACCCCACCTCGGTGTGGTATGTAGTGCCATTGTAGACATTAATTTCCGTGCCAAAGCTGGGAGTGGTGCCACTAATCGTAATAGTAGAAGCGTAACCTTTATTATCAGATTTTGCGTATGATACTACAAATTTGCCAGCATTATCATCAAATACTAGATGAAGTGTTCCATAGTCCGATACGTGTGATGATAAAGTTATTCCTGAGTCAACTGCCGTCCCAAAGGAAAGGCCAAAATTACTACTTACTGTGCCAACCCGCGCAAATAGTTTAGTGTTTGTGCCTTGGAAAACATGCAAATATTTATTATTAGCGGTATCGTAAGCCATAGGCCGACGACCGGGATTACCAGCACCACTACCAAGTGAGACCCCCACTCCAACTTGTTTTTGCATAACGGAAATAGTGCCGTTTGCATTAAACCCAACGGGGTTTCCCGCTGCAATCGCGCCTGTCGCAGTGAATGTCGCCTCGCCACCGCCTGATGCAGCCACCCACGCTGCTGTCCCAGCACTGGCGTAAGTCAGCACTTGGCCCGTTGCTCCCCCCGCTGGAATGTGATTGTTACCAGCACCTGTTGGATGCACGTAAGCCGCGCTAGTCTCCAATTTGCCAGTGTTCAAATTGTTGAAATTTGCATCGACTTCGTTGTGAGTAAGGGCGCTGCCCTTGCCAGATCTGGTGACTATTGTGGCCATGTTCTTAATCCAATGTGATGTCGATTTCGCCAGCGTTAACGCGCAGAACATCGCCAACCGCGACCGCTTTGCTGGTGGTCAGAGCCGAGTGAACGATCAGATCGCCGCTTGTTGCCGCCGTGAACACGCCAACATGCGTGACAGTTCCCCAGGCGTTGCCCGTACAGGCTGGGTATTCGATGGCGCCCGAATTGGTGGCCAGGTTGCCGGAGACTGACCAGGCGGCCGTTTGGCGCGCGTAGCCATTGCCACTGACCTCAGTGCCGGATCCGGCGTCTGTCGGATCGCTGGTAAACAATGCCAAATACCAGGCTGTCGGTCGGCTGACTGATGTCGTTGTGAACACGTAATTTAAGACGTGAGTTTCATATGTATTACTAAGGCTCATGCTGATCTCCTATTAGCTGGTGCCATGCCCCGGTGGCGCAAGCGCAGCCCGGTGCCGTTGTATTTAGCAGCATGGCTGCTGTTGGTGATTTCGTTGAGTGCGCGCTCTGCCAGGGCCGACCAAACCTGGATCCGCTGGTCTTCGCCGAGATAAGGCGCAGAGTGCGTGAGAGCGCCGTACAGGTACAAGTCTGGATTGCCTTCTAGCAACCAATTGGTGGCCGTACTGTCGCTCAGTGCGTCTATTTTCGCGTAGTAAATTAATTCGGACGTGTACGCCGTGTCAGGCGTTGGAAAGACCTCGAATTGGCCGTCAACAAATGCGTAGAAAGCGGGGCGCCCGGCGGTGTCGTTGACGTTCCGGCGCATCTCCATCAGTTGCGCATTCGACGCCAGTTCAATCGGATAGGTGCCATCGCCCATGACTTGGAAGCGGATTGTCTCAAGCCAATCGCTGGGCTTGGCGCTGTACTGTGTATCAATCTCGGCGCTGGCGCGTTTCTCCATTTCAAAATGCCGGATGCGACGATTAAAATCGGCCTCGGCCAGAGCAATAAATGTCGGGATCACAGCCGTTAGGTCATCGCGATTTAAAAAGTCGCCGATCGATGTTTTCAGACTGCTAAACGTGAACGACATTTAAAATCCCTCAATTCTCAGTTTCTGGTAATCGCCAGCGATTAATTTGCGTTTGGCGTATGCCATATATGCCTTAGTGCCGACCGCATGGCCGCATTCTTGCGCCCAGGTCTGAGCGATCGTGTTAGGCACCCTGGCTGCCAGGCGGCCATTGCGGCCATAGTTCGGCATCTCGTCATAAACCGATCTCAGGCGCCCGTTGGCGTCCAAAAGAGGCTGAACATCCTCGGTCGTTTTGACGTAAACTTTGCCGTCCTGCTCTTTGATCATCTGTCGCTCCGATTAGGTGGTAGGCGCCCAGTTTCCTGGACGCCCAAACTGTTTAGGACGCTTGGATATCGCGGATCGCGCCTTGCGATTTTTCCGCGTCTACCTGGAGGCCGTATTCGCAAGAAATTAACTTGCGTTCGCTGTGACCTGTCTTGGCCAAATCTTCCTGCTTTGTGGTTTGCAAATAAGCCACGCGCAGATAGTTTGGATCCAGGACATACGCCTCACGCGCTGAACTAAATCGCGATGGAACGATCTGCAATTCGCCGAAATCGGTGACTACAAAATCAACCGCACCAGAGATCCGCTTGTCATCGGCCTCTTTGTAGCGCGTTGCGTTGCCAGTGAACGTAGACGAGATCTTCTGCT